CGCGACCGTCACACCATCCTGCCCGTAGCACAGGACACACGCCATGCGGTGGACGGTTACACACACGACCGGATGCTGCGCTTTGGCCGCCTGCTGTGGGGCAATGTTGGATTTGTCCGTGGCGCCATCGCTGAGATTGCCACCTACGCCGTAGGTCAACGCTTTCAGCCGCAATTCTGCGGCAAGGATGTGGAGTGGGGCACCGTTGCCGAATACGAACTTTCCAAGTGGATGCAGATTTGCGACGTGCGCGGACAACCGTTTAATTGGAACAAGGACTTGTGGCTGGCCATCATTTCAGCATTGCGCGACGGCGATGTGCTGATGGTCATGACGCAGACCGAGTCGGGCTATCCGCAGATACAGTTCATCCCCGCCCACCGCATTGGTTCCCGTGGTGCCATGCTCGTGGAGTCCGGTCCCTATCGCGGACTCGGATGCTGCAACGGCGTCATCTATAACCCGCATGGGCGCGCCGTCGCCTATCAAATCACCGGAGAGTCACCAGAAAAGGATACCTACGTCTCCGCTCGTGACGCGGCCTTGATCTTCAACCCTGAATGGGTGGATCAAGGCCGTGGTATCACCGCCCTCGCCAGCGTCATCAACGACCACGTTGACATCGACGACATCACCGCATTTGAGAAGTTCGCCGCCAAGCTGTTCGCCAGCCAGACGTTAATCGAACACCACGAGGGTGACCCCATCAGCGACGACGCGGAACGGTTCACGGAAGGGCAGGGCACCAACAGCGAGCAACTGTGGGAGGATTTTGAGGGCGGCATGATTCGCAAGTATCGCGCCGGATCCAACTCAAAAATAGAAGCCTTCATGCAGCAACGCCCCACGCCCAACCTGATGGCGTTCCGGCGTGAGTTGATGCGCGGCACCTACGCCTCGCTGCAATGGCCCATCGAATTTAGCTACGACGCAAGCACACTCACAAGCGGGGCCATCCGCATGGTCATCGGCAAGAGCATCCGCACCATCGAGCTTTACCAAGGCATGGTGATACCTGCGGCCACGCGAGCGGTGCAATACGCCGTGGCGAGGTTGATGAAGCTCAAGCTGATTCCGTTCAACGAGGAATGGTATCGCTGGGGTTTCCAGATGCCCAGCAAGCCGACCGTGGACGTTGGACGGGAGGCGCAACAGGCGCGCGAAGATTTCAAAATGGGGTTGCGCACGGCACAGCACATCTACGCGGAGCAGGGGCTCGACTGGCGCGAGGAATTCGACCAACGGGTTGCGGAGGCGAAATACCTGGCCGACGCCGCAGCCGCGGCAGGCGTCCCACTTTCCATGGTGCAGACGGACACCTCGGTGAACAACGCGCCCAAACCTGAAGAAAAAGAGGAAGAAGATGAAAAACCCGCTTCAAAATAAGCTGCTCGCGCAGTTCACCAACCGCCCCGTGCTTATCAGCGAGGCGCACCTGACTGGCATTATTGCCACCGTCCACGAGCGCACGCCGTTGTTGGACAAGTTGTCCGAGGATTACGAGGACGAGCCGACCGACCTTGAGGATTACCTGACAGGCTTCATCCCTCCCGTCGCCAAGTATCGCGTCAAGAACGGTGTGGCAACGGTGCCCGTGCATGGTGCCATCGGTCGCGGCATGTCTGAAATGGAGCGGCTTGTCTATGGCTTCGCGGACATCGACCAGATTGCCGCCAATGTCCGTAAGGCCATCGGTGACGACGAGGTGTCCATGATTGTCATGGACTTCAACACACCGGGCGGCAGCGTCGCGCAAATCCCTGAAACCGCCGACCTGATTGCATCCTCGCCCAAGCCGGTGGTCGCATACGTGGACGAACTCTGCGCATCGGCTGGCATGTGGCTGGCGTGCGCCTGCGGGTTCATCGCCGCCACACGCAGCGCCGAACTGGGCAGCATTGGCGTCTATGCCACCATCTACGATGTCAGTGCGTTCTATGACGCCATGGGCGTGAGTGTGGAGGTGTTCAAGAGTGGCAAATTCAAGGCCGCAGGCGTGCCGGGAACGAGCCTGACGGACGACCAACGCATGATGTTGCAGGAGTCCGTCAACGAGACATTCGAGGATTTCAAATCATTCGTGAAACAACAGCGCGGCAACGTGCCGGATGAGGCCATGCAGGGCCAGTGTTTCAGCGCCATCAAGGCCATGAATTACGGGTTGTGCGACGAGATCGCCACCACGCGCGAATCGTTTTTACAAGGCATCCACTCTTAATAGGTGAGAATGAAAATTCTATCCGACGCAGACCATAACGCGCTCCGCGAACAGGCGGAGAACGCATCCCGCCTCGAAAACGAACTCAAGGCCGCGTCTGATTTGCTTGTCTCGACAAGCAACGAACTGGCGCAGGCAAAGGCCGCGCTGGATTCCGAAAAGGCACGCGCCGACAAGGCCGAGTCTGACCTCGCCGCTTCCGTTGAATCTCACGCCAAGGCACTGGCCGACAAGGAAACGGAAGTTGAATCCCGCGCCGCACAACGCGCCGCCGAGATCGTCGCATCTCAGGGCGTTCCGCCCATCGCCATCGTGCCCTCCGGCCCGTCCGGTGGATTGACCGAACAACTTGAGGCCATCACCGACCCCGTGAAGCGCGCCCAGTTCATCAAGCGCAACAGCGCACAGCTCTTGAGAGAAGCCTCCCTTTCCAACAACTAACCACCTACACCCATGGCCAATACCCTGACCACACTGACCCACACGGTTCTCGCCCAACGCATCCTTGAGGCGTTCGTCCAGATCACCGCCCCCATCCGTGCTTTCGCCACGGACTTCTCGCCCGAAGCCGTCCAGCGCGGCGACAAGGTGAAGGTGCCATACGTCAGCGGCGGATACACCGCCAACGACTTCAACGGCACGTATCTAGTGCAGGACAGCACCGCCGAGGGCTTGGACATCACCATCGACAAGCGCAAGTATGTGTCATGGGGGCTGACCACGGAGAACCTCGCCACCATGCCGCAGTTGAGCATGGACATGTTCGTGAGGCAGAAGGCCAACGCCCTCGCCGTCGCGTTCCTTCAGGACGTGTGGAGCGTTATCACCAACGCCAACTACGGCGCAGCCGCCAAGACATCCACTGCCGCGAACTTCGATGCGGACGACGTGGTTGACCTGCGCGAAGCTGCCGTGGCCGCCAACTGGCCCGCCAACATGCGCAGCCTCGTTCTGGACGAGTCCTATGTGGCTTACCTGCTCAAAGACAACGCCATTCAGGACGCGAGCGCCAGCGGTTCCAGTGACCCCTTGATTGAGGGCAGCGTCCGGCGCCTGTGCGGTTTCGACCTCTACGAGTCCACACTGGTCCCCGCCAACGGCGAGAACCTGACGGGCTTCATCTGCCTGCCAGACGCCATCTACGTGGCCAACCGCGCACTGGTGCCCGACGATGCGTCACAGCGCGCCGGTCTGCTCACCGAAGTTGTCACCGACCCGTCCGGTTCCGGCATGACGATGGTGATGCGCGATTGGTTCGACAACGACACCGACACGCACAAAAAGGTGCTGGAAGTCAACTACGGCTACCGTGCCGGTGGCAACACTGGCGCACTCAAGCGCATCGTCAGCTCGTAGTCCACGGGCTGAACACACTCAACCAAAGACAACATGCGACACGCTGTTATTGTCAAAAACCCGAATGGGGCAAAGCCGGAGGTGCAGTTTTTCGCGCGCCTTCAGGACGCAAAGCCCGTGTTCAAGGCGGCGGAGATTGCCGAGGGCGACGCCATCGAACTGTGGTCCGCCACATCCGGTCGCATCAAGCGCCGGAAGGGTCGCAGCGTCATCGACCCCGTCGTTGAGATCGAATCCACCGAAGTTTCCGAAGACCAACCCAAGGCCCGAAAAGGCCGCAACAAGTAAGCAATTATGGCATCCATCCGAACCATTGAAGCAGGCGCGACACACTCTGACGGAGTGAAAGTGGGATTGACCGGCGAGAAGCTGGGATTTCTCGGTGCGACACCCATCGTCCAGCGCGCCGGCGCAGCGCAGGCTGCGGTTGTCACCACGAGCGCGACCAACTCCAGCCCTTACGGCTTCGCCACGGCGGCACAGGCTGACGCCATCGTGACCCTCGTGAACGAACTGCGCGCGGCACTGGTCGCCAACGGTTTGATAAAAGGTTCCGCCTGACCTGACTGACACCCCATAAGGGCCAGCTGGCGCGCGCTGGCTGGCTCTTTTTGTTGAATGAGTTTTGCAACCGCCATCGCAGACCTTGACAAGCTGACCTTGAAGGAGTTCGGCGAGACGGTCACTTACACGCCATCAGGCGGTTCCGGTGTGCGCGTCAAGTGCGTGTGGGATGACTACTTCGTCGAGCAGGAGTTGATTGACGGTGCCTTTGTGCAGACGACCAGCCCCGCCTGCATCGTGAGCCATGACGACGTGGATGCATCCACCGTCAGCACCGAGGGCGACACAATCCGCCG